CCGCGTGATTTGTAGATCACAGCAGCCCTGGCGGTGATGGTGCTGCTGGCCCAGTTCACAGCGGCAAAGCTGAGCGTGACGCGATCGTTAGCGGTGTCCTTGGTGACGGTGCAGGCGCTGGTGACGCCGCCAGCGGTGTAGCCGGTGCCGGAGACTTCATTGGTGACATCATCACGCTTGTCGTGCGTGTCCTTGTTTGGCGTATAGCTGCTGGTGACCAGCATCACCTTGAAGGTGTCAGTGTCGAAATCGATGGCACCACGGGCCATGTCATCAACGGCTGAGTTGTAGATCAGGCTGGCCATAGTTGATGCTCAGATGGATTCATTCTGCCGAGATGGCAGGCGGCTGCGGCCAGGTGATGTCAAACGGGTTGGCAGCATCGGCCAGGTCGCGCAGGTCCTGGCGGTAGGCGGCCCAGACGTCACGATCGGCGCCTAGGTCGTAGTCAGCAATCTGCGTCCAGTCGCATGACTGCAGCAGCTCAATGCGCCGTTCGCGGACCTTGGCGTACTGCGCCTGCAGCTCATCGAAGTTGTAGGGGCGCACCAGGAACTGCGTGCCGTCCCAGTCAATGGTCTCCAGCTTGGGGTTGCACTCGGGGCGCTCGAACGGGCCGGAGTAGCCCGCACGCTTCAGCTCGTCAGGCGTGAAGGTGCTGGCGTCCGTGCGGGTGCTGCCGTCCGCAAAGCGGATGCGGTGCGGCAGGGGCGCTGGGGCGGTGGCGTTGTGGGAATAAAGCATGGTTAGACCAGCGTGATGCCCCATTTGAAGGCCAACCATGCCTGCAGTGAGTCTCGATCAGTGCTGTTCAGCACAGAGGAGAAGACGATGTATTCGCCAATCAAGCCGCACCAGCCGCGATTAAGGTTTGAGTTGCCGCGATCGTTGCCAATCTGGAAGCCGCCAGTAGTGCTGAACGTGGTGCTGGATGAATTATTGATACGCATGATCGCAGGGTTGTCAATAGAAGGCGAGTTAAATAACGCTCCTGAGAACCTGTTGCTGGTGCCACCATTGACAAACAGCCGATTGAAGCCTGTGCCCGACTGATCAAGCGATTGGTTGTATGCCAGCATGTACCAGGCATTGGTGTACGAAGTAAAAAGGCCGGCATAATTGCTTGCAGTGCCACCGAAGCTTGCATCGACAACTACATACACCTCGCCGATTGTTGTGGAAGTGCTGCTGCTGTTATACATGAACCTGGCGTGAGACGGACTTGTGCCCCAGTCCAAGCACTTTTTGCTGTTGATGCCAGTCACATACTGTGGGCTTGTGCCACCAACTGATAATGTCCAGCCATTGCTTCCCTTGTCTGTAACCGCAGTGATTGCTGAGCCCGAAGTTGTCACTTTAGTCTCATCGGCAAAATCGTACCAAAGGACAGGTGACAGCCCTGCCGTGGGATCGGTGAGGACTTGCGGCCAAATCCCGGCACGCTTCGCCACGCTCTGCTCATTCTGGAACCACAGGCCAGACGCTGTGCCGGTTGTCGGTGTGCGCTGGACGCCCATCAATCCGCCGTTAAAGCCGAGCATCAGCTGATGTCCTCGTAGGAGATGACCAGCTCCAGGTCGCCAGCAGCGCTGGCCTGTGCGCGGAGGCTGTGGCCTTCCTCTAGGTAGATGTACGCCTCTCTTGTGACCAGCACCTGGGTGGCATCAGCTGGTACGGCGATGGTCTTGCCGATCGAAAACCCCGTCGTGCCGTTGTAGTGCTCCAAACTGATGTCAGCAGTTGCGGAGCCGTCCACGTTGGCGCAGTACACCGAATTGATTTTCAGCACCTTGCCGCTGCTGGCGCCATTGCTCAACGCTGCAGCCATCGAGGTAGTCACCGCATAGCCCACGGTCTTGCCGGTGACGGTCGTGACGGAGCTGCCTGATTTGATGTTGGGAGCTGCCATGAATCAGTCCCAGACGGTGTAGGGGTCTTCGTCCCAGTATAGGAATGAAGAAAAGTCGTAGTCACCGCCGGCAACCACAGAAGCCGAGCCGCCAGCAATGGATAGTGTGACACTCTGCTGCAGGCCGTTGGTGGTCACAGCAGCTCCAGTTGCCAGCGTGATGATCACCGCCAGCTCAGTGCCACTGGCAAACGCACCATCAGGCGGCACGGTTTCAAGCGCCAGCTCGACGTTGTAACGTCCGCAGTAAACATCATCCACGGATGGCGGGTCCGTGTAGCGCCAGCGGTAACTGGTCAGCTCGTAGTCGCTGATGGTGGTGACGCCGCTCCAGATGCTGGACGGCAGCGTGAAGCTCTCAAAGCTGCCGAACTGGCCTTGATAGTGGCTGAGGATGCTGAGCATGTCAGCTTCAGCCAGGGCAATAAAGCTCAGCCGCACTGAGCTGCTGAGCATCACGTTGCTGTGGCGCACGCGATTCTGCAGGCCGTTGTAGGTGCTGAACGGCGTGTGCGGATACTCGCCTGGCGTGAAGGCGCGGGTTGCTGGCGTTAGGGAAGGGAAGGTAGCCATGACTAAACAATCTGCTCAATCCGCACGGCTGTGATGTTGCTAGCTTGCCTGGCTGCAAACCATCCGCCAAATGCTAGATCATAGGCATAAGCAGAAGGCGCACCTTGAAAGTCTCCTATGTATGGTGGATAGGTATAGCTGGTGTAGGAGCTAAATTCCCAGACGCCGGCAATAAGTACAGAGAAGGTGTAGTTCTGGCTGACAATGCCAGGGCCAACAGTGGCGCTGCTAACGACTTGGATGCCGTTGTTGCAGGTAAGTTCTGATGTTATCGTTGGCCCAGCACCTACTTGTAAGACGACCGAATTTGGCCCAAGAGTAGACGCAGGGAAGAATCCGATCGGGTTGTTAACGGCTACAGGGACCGTATAAACAGGAGTGCCGCCTGTGTAGTCAACGGTTGCTACTAGCACTCCATTCTCGTACCAATTAACAACAGCCACCCCGGATGCACCGCATGGCCCGGCAACTGGCACAATGATTGATCCGGCTGGTGGTGCAATTGATAATGGGAATGCTTGCATTTGGAATGCAGGAACATCCAACCCATCGTCAGTGTTGCCGGTGTCGCCAGTCGGCGCTGAATCATCAAAGCCCAGCCCGCCACCGCTAGGTGATAGCTCCAGCGGGTCAGCACCATCAGCGTCCGTGAACGTCTCAGCCGGGATGGTGTTATCGCTGCTGGAGTTCACATCACAGCTCACGCCGGTGCGACCGCTTGGCAGGATGATGCCGGTGCCAACAGCAGCAGCCACATCCAATGCGATCAGGCTGCGGCCTTGGTCGTCGATCGGAAAGTGCGTGGCCTCATAGCTCACATCACCCGCCAGTGTCTTGGTGATCCGCTCCACCTGGTAGAGGTAGTCATGCACTGAGTTGGCGTAGGTGGTGTTGTCACGCGCCAGCTGCACGCGGATGATGTCGCCAGCGCTGATGAGCGTGTTGTGCTCCTGCGGCCGTGCTGCGAACCGGATGGTGTGCGTGGTGTAAAGCCGCTTGGCAAGGATGTAAGCGCCAACCTTAACGGCGTGATCCTCGCTGGTGCAGAACGTCGAAAGGTCGTGCGACTCATACGGCCCGGTTTCGGCGGTGCCGCTGTAACGCACCTCAGCGGTGCGGATGATGCCGATGTCGCTCTCCAGCTGCTGACGCCAGATCACCTGCGCCACGAACGGCTGCCGGTCCGCCAGTGACAGGTAGTTGATCTCCAACGTGCCGGGCAGCACCGTGCCTTCGGTGAAGGTGTACTCCGCCGTGATCGCCGTGGTCTTGATTGCACCGCCGGCAGTCACTGGCAGCAGTGGCCTCAGTCCGCGCTTGCCGCCTGCGCTGCTCTCAGCCAGTAGGAAGTAGGGCGCCAGCCTGGCGGCGAGGTCGGAGTAGTTGGTACTTTCGCGGATCTCAAGGTTGCAGGTGAAGCCGTTCACCTCAAGGAACGTGGCTGCTGCCAGCAGTGCGGTGTTGTCGATCATCGCCGCTGGCACCCTGCTGGTGTTGACCAGCAGCCACTTCACCAGGTCCGCGAAGTTGTCGCTGGGGCCGGTCACGCTGTCGTAGATCCGGGTGACGGCCATGCCACCACGGATGAACAGATGCACCTGGCGGTTGTACTGATCGAAACCGTCCGGGATGGTGACGTTGAAGCTGAGCGTGCTGATGCCCGGATAGCTGCCAACGGTGCCGCAGAAGAATGGTGCCTCGGGCAAATCCTTACCGGCACGCTGCACCAGGAAGTTGCCGGGTGCCCAGGTGCCAGCCCTGCGGTTGTAGGTCTGCGTGTGTGCGCCAACGCGGCAGGCACGCTGAAAGACATCCTTCACCGGGATGCTGTCGAGCTGGCCCTCGCTCAGCACCAGCATGTAGTACGCGGTGACGTTGTTGCTGGCGTCATTCTCGAAGCGGGCCTCGGTGGCGCCGGGACTGATCAGGATGCCGCCTTTGCTGTTGCGGAACCGGGCGAACACGATCGGCACCGGCTCGCCAATCTGCGCGAACCGCTGCGGGCGATCCAGCTCTGTGGTGCCCTGCGCGGCGGTTGCATCAGCTGGTGCATTGATCTGACCGGCCTGGATGGCCAGCAGTGCCAGTGGATCGCTGGAGGAAAGGAAGCTCACTGCCTGATGCCCTGCCCCATGATCGCCAATGTCAACCGGCGCGGCGGCACTTG